ATATTAAATATCAAATATTCTTGAATGATTTATACTACTATGGTGCACTTGATTTAATGAATTATGCTATGGTCAAAACTTATCTTGAAGATCTTAGTAGATTAATAACTCCAGATGTTCAACTTAGGTTTAATAAAAGGCAGCATAGACTATACATGGATATTGACTGGGAACAAGTTCCTAATGATACTTTCTTAATAATAGATTGTTACAGATTATTAGATCCAGCAAATGCAAGTGATGTATTTAATGATTGGTGGTTAAAGAGATATTTGACTGCTACGATAAAGAAACAATGGGGAATGAACCTAATGAAATTTCAAGGAGTTATGCTTCCTGGTGGTGTATCATTAAATGGTAGACAAATATATGATGATGCTGTTCAGGATATTGAGAGAATTGAATATGAACTCAAAACAGAGTACGAATTACCACCACTCGATTTTATAGGATAATGATATGGCACTTAATCCTTATTTTCTACAAGGATCATCAAGTGAACAGAGACTTGTTCAGGATCTTATAAACGAACAATTAAGAATGTATGGGCAAGATGTAGTTTACTTGCCAAGAAAAATAATTAATAAAAAATCAATACTTAAAGAAATAGTGTCATCTTCATTTGATGATGCCTATCGATTAGAAGCATATCTATTAAATTATCAAGGATTTGAAGGGCAAGGTGATGTTCTATCAAAGTTTGGTGTACAAACAACTGATGGTGTTAACTTAATTGTATCAAAGGAAAGGTATGAGGATTTTATAAGTCCTTTTATTGGTGCTGATAATCAAATTGAAGTATCCACAAGACCTCAAGAAGGTGATTTAGTGTATCTTCCTCTTGATAATACTATGTTTGAGATTAAATATGTTGAGGCGAGAAAACCATTTTATCAATTAAACAATTTATATGTTTATACATTAACTTGTGAGGTAATGGATGCTGAACTTGATCAAGATATAAACACAAGTATTGAAGCAGTTGATACTGCTGTAGATAGTTTTGGGTTTATTGTAACTCTTGGAATGGTGGGAGTATCAGCAAAAACTGCAACTGCTACTGTAGAAAGAGCAACTTCTTTATCTCCATTGACATCAGGATTTTCAATAGGATCAATTGATTTGATTAATGATGGAACTGGATATACTGCTGCACCTGCAATTGGAATATCAACCGCACCAACTGTTGGTGCAGTACAAGGTATTAATGCAACTGCTGTTGCTATAATGACAAGTCGAGATGGACAAACTGGGCAATCAATAGATAAAATTTTAATTACAAATCCAGGATTTGGATATACAGAACCACCAACAGTTACTATTAGAAGTGTAAATGTCTTAGGATCTGGTGGTATTGCGACTGCAATTTTAGCAGATAATGGTTTAAGTGCAGTTACAATTACTGATGGTGGAGATGAATATGGAGAAATTCCAAATGTGTCAATAAGCACTGCACCATCTGGTGGAATAAATGCAACTGGAGAAGTAGTTCTTGATACTCTAGGAAAAGTTGTACAAATCAGATATACAAATAGTGGTGCTGGTTATCTTACTGCACCAACCATAACAATAGATCCACCTGCTGCTGCTGGATTTGCAACTGGAAATTATCTATACAAAGAATTAGTTCGTGGTGTTGGATCTGGCACAACTGCATTTGTGCAAGAATGGGATTTTGATGATAGAATTCTTAAAGTTACTAGACCTAGCGGAAGTTTTATAGTTGGAGAGGCAGTTGTTGGTATCGGAACTACTTCAAACGGGTCTGATGCAAAGTACATTGTCAAAACTGTATCAACTCAAGATGACACTGATGCATTCAATGAAAACACACCATTTGAGACTGAGGCAAATGAAATTTTAGATTTTTCAGAAATCAATCCATTCGGTGAATTCTAAATAATTAAGTAAATGAGAATAATATCATGTTAGGAACTTACTATTATCACGAAATTATCAGAAAGACTATCATTGCATTTGGTACTCTTTTTAATACGATTGATATTCAACATAAGAAACCAGATGGTACTCTTCACACAAGTGTTAGAGTTCCAATTGCATATGGTCCTATTGAAAAATTTCTTGCAAGATTAGAACAAAAACCAGATTTAAGAGAAAGAGTTGCAATAACATTACCAAGACTTTCATTTGAAATGTCTAGTGTTACTTATGATGCTGCTAGAAAAGTTTCAACTATGCAAACTTTTAAAGCACAAAGCACTGTAGGGAATAAAGTTGCCAAAAAAGTTTTTATGCCAGTTCCATATAATATTGGATTTAATCTTGGAATAATGACTCAGTATAATGAAGATGCATTACAGATAATTGAACAGATACTTCCATTTTTTCAACCATCATTTAATTTAACTGTAGATTTAGTTTCATCTATAGGAGAGAAAAGAGATATACCTATGGTTTTAGATAATTTAACTTTTGACGATAATTACGGAAGTGGATATCAAGAGAAAAGAGTAATAACACATACACTTAATTTTACAGCAAAGACATTTTTATTTGGACCAGTTCCAACATCTTCCGAGGGACTTATCAAAAAAGTTCAGGTCGATTATGCTGCTCGTACAGCAGATAGAAAGAATGTGTCAAGGGATCTTAGATACACTGCTACTGCCACTGCAACTAAAGATTATACTGATGATACAGTAACTAATCTAGATGGTAATCTAGATACAGTAAAAACACAATTTAGTGTGGTTGATGCTACAAGTTTGGTTGAACAAACCTATATCGAAGTTGATAATGAAGTCATGTTTATCCGAAAAATTACAGGAAATACATTACTTGTAAAACGTGGTCAATATTCCTCTGTTATAGATACTCATAATAGTGGTGCTAAAATTAGTGCTATAAATGCTGCAGACGATGCATTAGTTGAAGAAAATCTAGGAGATGATTTTGGATTTAGTGAGAATCGTTTTGCATTTAATGATGGTAGAACTTACAGTCCAACAAAAGGAGTTGACGTATGAGTAAATTTGATGCTATAAACAACTCTCTTGATATAGAAGTTGTAGATGAAGATGAGTCGTTACCTTCTAAAAAAGAAGCAAAAGCGTTAGAGAAAAACAAAGATGATTCAACTCGTGACTATGAATATACGAGAGGTAATTTATATTCTTTAATTGAAAAAGGACAAGAAGCACTTGATAGTATCATGGAAGTTGCTCAAGAAGGACAACAACCAAGAGCATTTGAAGTCGTAAGTCAATTAATTAAAAACGTTGCAGATACTACAGATAAGTTAGTAGATCTTCAACAAAAAATGAAAGATTTAAAAGCAGAAGATCCAAAAGGTCCGTCTACAGTTAATAATGCATTATTTGTTGGATCAACTGCAGAATTACAAAAATTATTAAAAAAACAATCTGATCCTAAAAAGACTAAATAATAAAAGGTTCTATATTATTATGAAAAGATTTAAAGACATTAGAGAGTCATATCTTCGTATTCAAGAACGAGGAAGGACTTATAATATTGTCTTTAATTGGAGAGGAAAAATGTATGATATTAATATGTTCTTTCCTAAATTTAGTAGACCTAGCAAAGCAGAAGTTGCTTTTGAAGTGAGAAAGGCATATCCAAATGCTATTATACTATATTTTGATCCTGCGAAAAATGACCCAACTAAACCCTTACTATTTTCTGGTCAAGAACAATGAATGAGGGTTGGAGTTCCAAATACAAAAAGTCAATTAACTGTAATAACCCAAAAGGTTTCAGTCAAAAGGCACATTGTCAAGGAAAGAAGAAAAAGATGAATGAGGAAAAAGACAAAAGACTTGTTAAGATTGTAAAGCAACTTAGAAAGTCAGTCAAAAGCCACAAAAAACAAGCAGATTACATTGAAAAGGTAAACGAAGAATCGAATCCTCGTATTCCTCGTAAGAAGGGTCAACCTGCAAATTCTAAAAAACATTCTGACTTATATACTGATGAAAATCCTAAAGGAACTATTCATGGATTGGGTTTCAAGGATGTTGCTACTGCGAAAGCATCTGTTTCAAAGATCAGGAATTCTTCTCGATCTCATGCTCATAAGATTCAAGCGGCTGTTGCTATGGAACAAAGGGCGAGAGAGATGGGTAAAACCTCTGAGGCAGCAGTCTATCGAAAGTTCATCAACTCGATGAAAAAGAAGACTAAAGCAATGAAGGAAGAACTTCAACCTTTGAAAAAATCACTTACTAAAGTAGGAGATGATATTGCTAAAGCTGCTCTGAAAAGAGACGTTGAACAAATGTCAGATAAAGAGTTAGCAACTCAAGGACCACCAGATCCGATGAAGTATAAAAGATTCACTAAGGAAGAAAAGCATGGTGATCACGAACCAGAAATGATTCGTAGTCAATTGAAAACTGCAGGTAGAGCATCTAAACGCATTGAAAAATATACACGTAAGAAAAATAATTTCAAAGCGTGGGTACAATCAAAGATAACTAAAGCATCTGATTACTTGGATAGTGTTGCAGATTATCTTGATGGTGAAAAAGATGAAATGAACGAAGAAGGACTTCGTGCATGGTTTGGTAAATCCAGATCAAAAGGTGGTAAACCAGGTTGGGTTCAGGTTGTTTCAGGAAAACCTTGTGCTCGTCAACCAGGTCAAAAATCAACACCTAAGTGTGTTTCTTCTGCAAAAAGAGCATCTATGTCTGATGCAGAAAGAAAATCAGCACAAAGAAGAAAAAGAAAAGCAGATCCAAACCAAAGGTTTAAAAGTGGTGCTGCAAAACCAACTTATGTCCGTACTGACTCAAAAAGAAAAATGAAAGTAAAAGAAGAAATACATTCTGATTGGAAGAATGAAATATCTCTTAATGAGATGGAAGAAAAGAAGTACAAAGTTAAAAAATTAAAACCAAACTACAAACATCAGCGTTATGCTGGTAGTATGAAGTTTGTTCCTAATTCAAAGGTAATAGATTTGCCTAACAAAATAGAAAATGAAAAAGAAAAAGCAGCAAAAGATAAATATGAAAAAGGAAAGAAGGCATTTAGGACAGGGCAGAAGCAAATAACAGATCAATATTCTGATTGGAAGAATGAAACACAACTTCAAGAGTTATCTGGTAAAACTTTAGGTAATTATGCCAGAAAAGCAGCACTTGATGCAGGAAAAAGACTTCATGCAGCTGGGATGGATAGGGGATCAACGGAGATGGTTGCTCCAGAAAAACTTGAATCACCAGGATATGCAGATCATTATAATAAAAAAGTTTCTAAAGCAACAAAAAGACTTTCAGGTGTTGGGTTAGCTACAAAGAAAATGCAGGATAAAATGTCTCCTGATGCATATGAAGGTAAAACTAAAAAAGAAAGTATGTATTCTGATTGGAAGAA